AGCTGACTCTTGTCAATGCCGGTGTCGTAACCGTTCTGCGATCCGCCGCCCCAGATGTGGGAGCCGTAGACCATGTGCTCATTCATGAGGTCGATCTGTGTGTCATACCATGCCCAGCCGGAGCTCATGCCGTTGCTGACAGCATTGGCCAGGAGCTGGCGGTGGGTCAGGATGTGATCCGCGCCGAAGTCCTGCTTGATAGTCGCCAGAGCCGCAGCCAGGCCGGAGGTCTTCATCTTGCTGCCGTAGTAGGCGCCGGTCGTGACGTTGGTGTCGTTCATGACGCCGTTATAAAACGACTTGTCCGGGAATACCAGCATGTGGTGCTGGGTGAGCTCAGTGTCTCCGCAGTGGAGCCGGTAGTCGGCATGGGCAGCCCAGTATTTCCGACCGTTGATGGTCCAGTAGCCCCCAGCGCGGACCTTGCTGAAGGTTCCCGAGCGGATGTCCTGGGACTGCTCTGCTGTGAAGCTGGTGCCCAGGTCATACTCCACAATGAGCGAGTTCGCCCTGGAGGCGCCGGGCTTGGTGAGGATGTCGGTCAGCGTTTCCAGGTCCTCGATCGCCTGGGCGTTTGTCTTGGTGTCGCCCAGCACCTCATTGAGGGCAGCGACCAGACTGGTCTTGTCCGCTGTCTCCAACGTGCTCAGGTCGCCAGTGATGAAGGCGCCCAGCGCGGACAGCTTCAGGGCCTTGACGCCGGTGCCGTCTGCCAGACGGACCAGAACGATGTCGTTGCCGCTGGAGACTGCCGCGATCGCGGGCTCCTCATTGAAGCGCTTGCCGTTTTCGATGTTGATCTGCATGTTGTTTTCTCCCTTCTTATGCGTACATATATTTCCAGTCGACCATGACAGCATTGTCATCGTCGTCCAGGATCACGTTGCCATCATCATCCAGCAGCGGCGCGAAGAAGTCGTTGTGGATGTTCATGTATTCGAGCAGGCTGAGACGCTCGCCTTGCTCGTTCGTGATGTTGATTAGACGCCCGGCGACGTCCTCGTCGAGGAGCCCCTGCACTTCTGCAAACCAGGCGTTGAAAGCGTTCTGACTGTTCCGCTGGAACTCTTTCAGGGCCTCGGTGGTCGCGGTGAGATCCGCGTTGCCCTTTGCCTCCAGCTGCTCGATGTACTCGTCGATCGCCGCCGTGTAGCCGTTATAGGCTTGCGTGGCCATGTTTTGAAACATCTCGTAACTGGCGTCCGACTTCTCCACGAACTCCGTATAAAAAGCATTGAACTGATCATAGAAGACCTCCGTGTCGAGGTGGTCGATCAGCTGGGTGACGAAGCCGCAGACAGAGCTGTCCGCCCGGGTGTCCGTGATGGAGCTCTGGGTGATGACGCCCTGATTGGTGCCGATACTGACCAGAGCCAGGCCCAGCTCATAATAGTCGCCGCTGGACGGCTGGAGAAGCTCAGGCGGGACGGGGTTGGCCGCAGGTGTGCCGGTTTTGACGATGATCTCGCAGAGGCGCTCCAGGTAGTTGCAGCGGAGCACGACGCGGTCGATCCGGCTGTATTGTGTGGGCGCTGTCGCGAGCGCGTAGGTCTCCTCTGCCCCGTCATAGGCAAAGGCCCCGTTGATCAGGCCGAAGCCTGGGCGGATCTTTACGGTCAGGCCGGAACCGCCCGCGACGACCTGAAAACAGTCCCCGGGCAGAGCCAGCACCCCGTTGGTGAGCAGCTTCGCAAACAAGAGCCGAAAGAGCTCTGACGTTTCTGCTCGGTCAAAAATAGGCATACCCTCGGAGTCGACTCCGGTGATCTCTGAGTCAAAATATCCGTATCTCATAGCCATAATTTACGATGCCTCCCTCTTTATGATTTTTGTGATAGACGTCGCCATGTCATTGCCGAAGACCACGCTGAGTGTCTGCTTGCTGCCCTCGTAGACCTCCTGGATCTCGGTGATCCGCTTGGTCGTCTCAATGCCGACGTCGGTGTAGCGGTAGGTGCAGAGGTCGCCCAGGTCGAAGTCTGTCATATAGACCAGATTGGCGTCCGGATCCACGTCGCTGTTGACCGTCTCCACTTTTTCGTATTCCGCCAGCTTTTCCAGGCCGCGCTGCCGGAGCAGCTGCCGGTATTGTGCCTGAGTGTAGGTGTGCTCGCTGCCGTTGTCGTCCGTGTAGGTGCTCTGCAGGTCTCTTGCGTCCACATAGAGCTCCCGGCGTTCCTCGTTCGGATTGCTCCGGATGTCCACCTCCACGATGACCCGGGTGGCCCCTTCACCTTCCCCGGCCACATAAGCGAAGTTTTTGCACTCCGACTCGTCCCGGTCATAAACCGCATTTTTGACATTGTAGAAGCTGTCGGAGAAAATGGCCCAGCTGTTGACCTCTTGCGCGTCGGTTCGATCCTTGCCCTGCCACACCACAAAGGAGAGGGTGTTGGCCTGATAGTCATAGGCGAGCCGGTGGCTGAGCTCCTGGGTCTTTTCGATCTCGTAGAGCTTGTCGCCCAGCCGGTCGCCGGTGGCCATGACGGTGATGCTGCTGCCGACGCCGGAAAGCGCTCCGAGCTGTAGGTGCGCGATCTTGCGGCCAGCGTCGGTCGGGTTGATGGCGAACTTCTGGACCAGCTGGCGGCCGATAGCTTCCGGAGTGCCGGTGATGTTGATCTGGGTGTTCAGGACCCGATCGTTCAGCAGCTCCTCCGAAAAATAGCCCTTGCAGTAGGCCGTCCGTGCGCCCTTGGCGTCCCGGGCAAAGTTGACTTCCCGGATGACGCCGAGATCAGTCCGGTCGCTCCGGTAGAGGTAGCGGCCGGTGTTCATAAGCTCAAAAAACTCGGCGGGAGTGTAGAGCTCAAAGAGGCCGGAGTCATAATAACGCCGGTCCCATATCAGAGTATTGAAAACGCTCACCACGCCGAGCGTGTCCATGTTTTTGTCGAGAATGATCAGCTGCATAGGCTATACCCCCAGATACTTCGGAGTATAAAAAAGGTTGACGTCCAGGTTGGTATAGTTCCCATCCGCGTCATACTCCAGATAGTTGTCACCCACGGCGAGCTGGAAGGGCTCGCTCTGGCGGTCAATGCGCTGGTAGCAGTTGACGCCGTTCAGCGTGATGACCTGGTGCCGGTCGTTTGTGTCGATCAGCAGGATGTCGCCCTGCTGCATGACCACCTTGACCCTCATAAACTGGCCAGTGCCGGTGTTGGTGATCTTCGGGTTGGTAACGCTGCCCCGGGTAGCGATGAACTGGATCTGGACGCCGGTCGGGACGTCTCCATCGTTGGAAAGAACGACCTCCTTGTGCAGTGTCCGGTAGCCCATTGTCATGCCGCCCAGCATCAGCCCCCGGGCCTTCGGCGGATAGTCCAGCTTGCCCGTGGCTCTGGTCGCCAGCACCCTCCAGGGGAAGGCGAAGAGCGGGGAGATATTGGCCATGTTTTTGCCGAAGTTGTCGACGTTCAGCATGTACGGATCCGGGCAGATCAGGTCGACCAGGATCCGGAGCTTGTTGTCCATGTTTTGAGCCGTGCCGAAAGTCCAGCCCTCCAGCTCGTACTCGATGTTCCGGCTCACGCCCATGTTGATGATCAGGGCGCGGCCGGTGTACTTCGGGTTGAAGAACTGGATCACGCGGGCCCGGTTCTCCGGGTTGTTTTTGTTGCTCTTGAAGCTGGCCTCGATGTGGATCGGGCGCGGTTTGATCTTTTTGCCATCCACTGACGCCCCGTCCACCAGGGCATTGTCCGACGTGCTGAGCTCCAGCTCAGAGGACTCCAGGCCCGTCACTTTGGTGATGTCGATGTCCTCGTTCGGGCCCATGCGGAGCGTCTTGCCGTTGCAGGTCAGCTCTATGGTGATTGTGTTTCGTGTCATTTCACACCTCCCACTATGTTCCGCAGCGCCTCGCGCTGGGCCTTGCTCACTTCGGAAGGCGTTGCCACGGGCACGTTGTAGGTGTTCTGCTGTTCCATGCGCTGGTCATAGTAAACGCTGGTGCCGGTCGTGGTCAGTGCTCTCGCGCTTGCCGCGCCGGAGGCGTTCAAGTTCAGCGATCCAGCAGACGCCGAGACAGCGGTCTGCATCTTTGCGACCATTTTCTTCGCCTGGAGCTGCATGTCTTTGACAGCGTCAGGCATGGCTTTCTCAAAGCCCTCACCGATGCCAGGAGGGAGCCAGCGGCCGACCTCGTCCCGGAACTCTGTCGACGGTGAGTTGATGCCCAGGGCGTCCTTAGCTGCATCCAAAAGGCTCGAAGCCAGGTTAGCGACCTTATTCTTCAGCCAGTCCCAGCCGGAGCTGATGCCGTTCCAGAGCCCGCTGACGATGTTGCTGCCGATCTCTTTGATCTTATCGGGCAGAGACTTCAGCCCATTGACGACGGAGTCGAAGAGCTGCTTCGCCGCTGCAGCGCCCTTGCTGGCCAGCTCAGTGCCCCAGGAAACGACTTTTGAAGCCGCCTGGCTGAGATAGGTCCATACCTTCCCAGGGAGCTGCTGGAGCGTGCTGGACACCTTGCTGAGCATGTTGCTCACGGCCGTGCTGGCATTAGAGACCATCTGCTGGCCCCAGCTGATGACCTTGTTCACCGTGTTGACCAGGTGCGTCCAGACTTTTCCCGGAAGCTCCTGCACGATGCTGTTGATCTTGCTGAGCATGTTGCTCATGGCCGTCGAGGCGTTGCTGAGCATCTGCTGGCCCCATTGGATCAGCTTGTTCACCGTGTTGACCAGGTGCGTCCAGACCTTCCCAGGGAGCTGCTGCACGATGCTGGTGATCTTGCTGAGCATATTGCTCATGGCCGTCGAGGCGTTGCTGAGCATCTGCTGGCCCCACTGGACCAGCCGGGTGACGGTATTGACAAGGAAGGTCCACACCTTCCCAGGGAGCTGCTGCACGACGGTGACGACCGCGTTCAGCATGTTGCTCATGGCCTGCTGGGCCTGGGCGATCATATTGCTGCCCCATGTCAGCAGGTTGTCGAGGACCATCTGGAAGATCTCGGCCGCCTTGTCCTTCAGCGTGGCCAGCCCGTCAACGATCGCGGTGACGATCCGGGGGATGGCTTCACCGAGTTTGGACAGCAGCTCCGGCACGGCAGCGGTGATCTGCCCCCAGAGGTTTTTCGCACATTCGAGGACCTGAGGAGCCGCCGCGACGAGCGCGTCAACGATGGCCACGATGATGTCAGGGATGGCCGCAGCCAGCTCGACGATGATGTCAGGAATGGCCTCGACCAGAGCCATCAGGAGGTCGATCCCGGCCGCCAGAATATCCGGGGCGGAAGCGGCCAGCGTGGCCACGATAGAGGTCACGATCTCGGGCAGAGCAGCGACCAGCGACTTGATGACCACGGGCAGCGCGTCGACCAGAGCCATCAGAAGCTCGACCCCAGCCTCCAGGATCTTCGGGATGGAAGAGACCAGGAACTTGACGATCGAGTCGATGATCTTAGGCAGAGCAGCGACCAAAACCGGCAGGGCGTCGAGGATCCCCTGAGCCAGACCGAGGATCAGATCCAGAGCGCAGTCGAGGATCGCGGGCAGCTGGTCCAGGAGCGAGGTCGTGACATAGCTGATCAGCTCAACCAGAGCGGGCAGAAGCGACGGCAGCATGGAGCTGATGCCGCTCACGATCCCCGTAAAGATCGAGGTGAGCGTGTCCAGGAGCGAGCCCAGCCCGTCCCCTTCGATGAAGCCCGTGATCGTCTGGACGATCTTGTCAGCGGTTCCGACAAAGTCAAAGCTCAGGACCGTCTCCTGGAGCTGCTTCAGAACACTCTGGCCAGCTGAAAGCACGGCAGGGACGATGGCAGCCACCAGCCCGGGGATCTGTGCAATAATGGCGCCGCCGAGGGCGGGAAGTGTCTCGGCAAAGCGCGGAATGATCTCGGCGAGGTTTTTGACGATATTGTCCGCCGCTGTGGCGAAAGCATCCGCCAGCTGGTCCGCGTCACCGGATCCGTTCATGAAGTTATCCCAGGCGGCCTTGGCCGAAGCCATAGAGCCCTCCAGTGTGCTCGCGGCCTCTTTTGCTGTGGTGCCAGTGATCCCCATTTCTTCCTGAACGGCATGGATCGCCTGGTAGACGTCGTTCAGGTTGTTGATGTCGTACTTGACGCCGGTTAGCTTTTCCGCATCAGCCAGAAGGCGCTCCATCTCTGTCTTGGTGCCACCGTAGCCGAGCTTCAGGTTGTCCAGCATCGTGTAATTTTGCTTTGCGAAGCCCTGATAGGCGTTCTGGATCATGTCCATGGACGTGCCCATCTTGTTCGCATTGTCGGCCATGTCTATGATGGCCATGTCGGCCACTTTGGCCGCTTCCTCAGTGTTTCCACCGAGGGACTGGAGCAGAGACGCCGAGAAGCTCGTGACCGTGCTCATGTAGTCGTTGGCAGACATGCCCGCCGTTTGGTAGGCGCGATCCGCCGACGCGATGACCGCGTCAGCTGCATCGCCGAAGAGCGTCTCCACGCCTCCGACGTTCTGCTCCAGCTGCCCCACACTGTCGAGGGCAGACTTTCCGAGGTTGGCCAGAGCATCAACCGCTCTGGTCATCATCTGGCCGGTAAACACGCCCAGCGCTTGCTGGGCGACGCTTGCGACCTTGCCCATACCTGACTGTAGACCGCCAGTGTCCAGGCTTGTATCAAATTTCAGAGTCCCGTCTGATGCCATGACCTTCTCCTCCTGCTAAAAGGGCGGCAGGGTTGCCGCCGTTCATGAGTAGAGAGTTCAGGTCACTTTCGAGCTGCTGCCGGTCAGCCGACTGAGGGAGCGCATAGACGCGCTTCAGGTGCTCATAGTGCTGCCGTTGTTCCTTGGACGCTTTTGCCGGGATCTTCATCGTGCGGTAGCCGATGATCTTGACCAGCTGAGTCTCTTCAGGGAGCGATCGAAAAAGCGCTCGAAACTGCCACCAGTGGAGGGGGTGCCGCGCCAGGTCCAGGCCGTAGGCCTGCATAAACGCGGAGTAAATATAGTCGGCGTCATACTCGTAAGAAAAGGGCGGGTCTTTGTCGCTGTCCGTGGCGTCAGCCTCCGTCGTCTCAGCGGGATCCGCGCCGCAACGATAAAACCAGATCATTTGATTGATCGCCTCGTCGAGTACGCTGCCATCAAAAACGGTGCCCGGAAAATAGAGGTCCAGCGCGGTCCGGAGCTTTTCCAGATCGTCAAGCTGACCGTCTTGCAGGACTTCCTCGAAAAGGATCCCCGTGCGAAAGTCGGTAGTGATCGGGACCATCTGACCCGCGATCTCGACCTCTTCGGGCAGGCCGTCAATCAGAAGGTTCAGTGCCTTTTACCCTTGCCGTGACCGTGCTGCTGGGAGACGAACTGCGCGGTCTGCATCTGCCGGGTGGCGGCCTGCTGGCGCTGGGTGTAGCGGTTGGTGAAGTCGTTGAGAGTCTTCCTCTCGCTGGCAGCCCACTCGCTGACCTTCTCGATGGCCTTCAGGTGCTCCATGACGTTCATCTTGCCATGGAAGAGCCTGTCGGCCGTTCCGGATCCGAAGATCTCGTCGAAGCACACATTGACCACTTCACACTGGGCGCGGTAATTGGCCGCAGCGGTCGGGAAGTTCTCGCGCTTTTTGGCCTGAGCCGTGTCGCGCATTTTGATCATGGACTGCTCAAACTTCTCCATAAAGTCCGCATCCATCAGATCGCCTTCGAGTTTCACGTCGTTGATAATCAATTCCATTATTCTGTTGTCCTCCTCTGGTCGGTGCTATAAAAAGAGCACCAGCAGGCTGCACCGTTGCGCCTGCTGGTGCCTGGTCGCTCACTGCCCCATCGGGCCAGTAGTACGGAGCCAGTGTTTACTTGTTTAGTCGCCGGAAACGACGGGAGCGTCGTATTTGCCAGCGAAAGTGCCAGCCGTGAACTTTTTGCTCACGGTATCAAATTTGCCCTGAATGGGATCGCCGACCGCGTGAAGCGTGCCGGAGACGCTGATCTTCTCGCCGCCTGCTCCGGAGTTATCGCTGACCTCATTGGCCACGGTAAACTGGCGGGCGGTGTATTCGGCCGATGTCTCGCTCGGAGTCCCGATCGGGTTGAAGAGCTCCACCCGGACATATTTCAGCTGGGCCTCGTCGCCGGTGGCGTGGTCGCGCCCCATCTTCCAGAGCTTGTAGATCGCTTTCTGGGAAGGGATCAGGCGGGACTCGTAGGAGAACTCGGTCTCGTAGCCGGTGATGTCAGTCGAGGCCGTGACCTCGTTGACATAGGTCTCGCTGTCGGTCTGGGCCCCGGGACTCTCGTCCAGGGTAGTGAAGCCGGTGCCCATGAGCTCGTAGGTGCCATCGATCTCGGCGTAGTCCGCGATGGCGTTCCGGAGCAGGGCAGCGCGGCTCTCGTCAAAGAGCTGAAGATCAAAAATTTTCTTTTTCATGCGCTTATGCCTCCTTGTGATAAATGAGTTCGATCTGTATCTGGTATCTGGCGTTCTGCATCGACTCGTCGAACATGTAGCCAGACGACAAAACAGCGAGCTGCTCCGGGTGCATCCCCTCGGGGAGCTCCGGGAAGTTGCCCGCTGTGCTCTGGGCCTCCACCCATGCCGCGAAGTCCTCATAGAAGGAACTGTTCGCGATATTCTGGAGGCGGTCCATTCCGTAATACTCGCGGCTGCCAAAGTTGAACTGGTAGCGCCGGTCTGAGCTGCCGTCGATGTAGGTCTCGATCACGGGGTTGAAGATGCCGGTCTCGATGGTGTACTCTTGCGGCTGGTCGCCCAGGGCGTCCACGCGGAACACTCCGTCAGCCAGCAGAGGGCAGTCCAGGAAGAAGGCAGTCACGCCCTCAATAATTGACTTGACCATGCTTGGCCTCCTTTATTTGCTGTTGATCAATCGCAAGAGCGCCGCCCGGTTGGCCGTCTTCATGCGCTCAAACCACATGCCGCCGCGCCTTGGATCATAAGACCGGGTCTGGCTGGTGTTGTAATACTGGGCCCTGGCGTATGGCGCGATATACTGCACCTCGCCGGAACCGATGACAGTGCCCAGAGTGCCGGAGCGTTCCAGGGCGCCGGTCCGTTTCGGGACCAGTGGAGCGCAGCGCCGGAGCACCTCGCTGTCAATGATCTCCTGTTTTTTGCTGAGGACGGCGTTCATCTTTGGCGCGCAGCCGTTGTTCCAGATCAGCTGGACCCTGCCATTGCTTCCCTGGATGATGGCCCCTCTGGGGCTCCTGATCGGCTTAAATGCCATATTATTCGCCCCCTATCCGCCAGTGCTTGACCGCTGCTGAGCCGCGGATCGTGTTGTCGGCGTATTCTTTCACCGTGATGACGTCCACGAACTCAGTGGCGGCCAGCTGCTTGACAGCAGCCTCGTCGATCGGATCCGTTAGGGAGGTTTCACATGCCAGGACAATGTCGCCTTTCTGAAGCGTCCAGTGTTGCCTGGCTTCCTCCTCTGTCATGGCCTTGAAGGCCCTCTCGTTTGCATGGATCCGGTCGTTCTGGACCTTTGCGTCAATCGGGATCCGGAGCTTATAGGTCAGACTTTCAGCGTGGGCACCATCCGTGGAGTGGCCGGAGCTTTTCGACTCATAGTAAGAGGCGCCGGAGATGCAGGTCGGAAAATAAACCTCACGCCGGTCAGCGCTCAGCCGCTTATTGAAGACTGTGATCGTAACCTGCACATACATGACAGCACCCCACCTTTCTGCTGAGCCAGCCGGTCGGCAGCAGGTAAAGCCTGACCGCCTCGGCGATCTTCTTCCGAAGAGCCGCCTCAGCGGTCTGACCGTCCTGGGCCTCAGTCACATAGGTGACAGAGTAGCCGTCATTGCTCTCGCTTTTTACACCAGCGGACCCGCTGGCGCCGTTGCTTTGTTTGCTGTTGTAGACGACCTCCGCCGCAGCGCACACCGCGAGCTTCACGCGGCTGTCCTCTTTGGCAAAGATGTCGCCGTTGACATAGGTGAGGTAGCTGATGGCCGCCTCAGCCTCCGCCTCGACCCTGGGGAAGTCCTTCTCCGGGATCAGGGTCCCGAAGGTCTCAGTGTAAAACTCATAAGAAACGTACATCAGCCATCACCCCCTCTTAGGCCTTGGCCGTGACGGCCGTGACGGTCGCGTCGCCGGTCTTCTCGCACTTGCTGGTGCTGTCAACCTCCACGATCACGATCTTGTCGCCGGTCTTTGCAGCGATGTCAGCGGAGCCGTCCCATGCCGTGTAGCCGCTCTTGCAGATCGCACCGATGGCGGGCTTGGTGACGCTGGGGCCGGTCTTGTACTTGTAGCTGTTGCCGTCAGAGAGCGCCGGGCTCACGGTAATCTTGGTGTCGCCGCTGTTGGTGCCTGCAGCAGACGTAACGGTCAGCGTGGTGCCCGTAGTAGCGGGAGCCAGGACCGCAAACGGGAAGCGCTTGGTCTTGTCCTGCTCCAGGGAGTTGATCGGGTTCGGGATCTCCCAGCCCAGACGCATGACAGCCCGCAGCGCGACCATGTCGTTCTGCATCAGGTTGTAGGCGATGGTGCCGTCCGTGTTCTGGACCACGCCCTCGGTGAAGAGCTTGAAGGTGATGTCCTTGCGGATAGAGTAGACCAGCTGGGAGAAGTCACCAGAGATCAGCATCGCCTCAGTCTTGTCGAAGGCCCCGTTACGCGGGAAGTAGATGGCAGAGCCGTCCAGGCTGTAATTGCCGGACTGCTGCATGGAGTTCAGGAAGAGCGGGCGATCGTTCTGGTCCTTCAGTCCACGCAGCTTGGCCCTCAGGGAGATGTCAGCGACGTGGCCGTTCACGAAGAAGCCGGACTCCTCCACCTTGGAGATGACGCCACCCTCACCGAGCAGGTCGGTGAAAAGGTCGTTGCCCATGACCACGGAAGCGCCCGCAGTCTTCGCAGAGGGCACCAGGCCGTCGCGCCAGTTGGTCGGCTTGCCGTCTCCGAAGAGGATGGCCGCGTCGATGACCTTGCCGAAGGCCTCCTGCACCCTGGGCTTCACCTCGCCCCAGATGTCGTAGTCAGCGTCGTCCAGGACCGCCTCAGGAATGGGCACGATGACCGCGATCTCCTCGGCGTAGATGACCTTCTTGTCCCATGCCTGCTTGGTCGTCTTCTTCGCGCCGGTGTCGCCGTTCACAAAGTAGGCGATCGGCAGGGAGTCCAGGACGGGGAGCTTGTTCTGGGCGGTGGTCATGTCTGCCAGACGACGACCGACCGAGAGGACAGCAGACTGCTCAATGGCCCCCTGGATGATCTCTTTGGCCCTGTCCTCGGGGATCAGAGCCTCCGCGCCCGAGCGGTCAATGATCTGGACGTCGGTGTCAAAAAGCTGAAGATTGAAAAATCTCTTTTTCATAGTTTTACCTCCATAAAGTGTTGATGTTAGCGTCGCGCTGCTCGACGGATGGCGTCATTGATGGCGTCGTTGGTGCCCTGGCCAGAGCTTCCGCCCTGCCCGGAGCCGTCCGTTCCGGTCTTCACCTTGTAGGTGCCGCCCCCGGTCGTGAAGCGCGGGTTTTCTTTCAGGTACTTGGCGACTGCCTTCTCGAAGTCCAGCTTGTCATCCGCCTGCATGAGGGCGCTGACCTTGAACATGACATAGTCAAGATCCTCCTCGCGGACGCCCTTGGCGCGGAGCGCGTTGCTGTTCTTCAGGGCCGCCAGCTCAGCGAGCGCATCGTCGCGCTCTTTTGTGATGCTGTCGACGTTGGGCCTGCTTGCCGCCTGCTGGGCCTTATAGGTCGCGATGGCCTTGGACACTTCTTCCTCGCTCATGCCCTGCTGCTTGAAGTAGGACGCGAGAGCGGCCTTCTCGGCGCGTTGTGCCCTGGCGTTTGCAATCTCCTCGGCCTGCTGGAAGCTGTAAGAGCCGCCCCCGCCGTTGTTCCCGGCGCTTGCTGCCTGGCCGCCGTCACCAGTCCCGGCTGCTCCGCCCTGGCTGCCGCCAGCGCCGCTCTGACCGCCGTCGTCAAAGAGCTGAAGGTTGAAGCGTTTTTTCATGATTTATTCCTCCGTTTTTATAGTGTGCGTGAACACGTTCCAGCTCATTGAGGCAGAGCCGTCCGGCCATAAAAAGAGCGCCCTGGCTGGGCGCTCAAATTATCAGTATCGTGTTGTCGTAGCTGTCCCGGATCCGGATGATCCCGATATACCAGGTATCAATCAGGGCCTTGCCGATGGCGTTCACTTCCTCCCACTCGATCCGGACGTCGCCCGGATCATTGAGGGCTTTGATCGTCATGCCTGCAATAGCTTCCAGCCCCTCGATCAGGGTGAGGGTGAGAGCGGAGACCGCAGCGCAGACGATGTTCTGGCCCGGCGCTTCGCCGTTGGCCCTGGGCGCGTGGCCCTGGACAGTTATGTGATGAAGATCGAGGTGTACTTTGACCATAGGCTCACACCTCGATCGGCTTCATAAGCGACAGCTCCGCCAGATGCTCCGGGGGAAAGAACTCAGCCGCGATGCCGTTCTCTTTGCTGACAGATACGGGCGCGACGTCCGGCTCTTCTTTTGTCTCGGCATTGCGAAAGCTGAAGACCCACTTGTCCGGGAGCTCGCTCGCCTCCGATATTTCAAGCCCGGCGCCCATAAAATCAAGCGCCGCCTTCTTTGCCTGCTCTATTGTGACCATGTTATTCCTCCTTTTGCTTAGCACATAGCTCTATACGATCAGTAAAGTCCAGATTGTCGATCCGGACGAGTTCCGTCATGCCTGGCTTTATCATGCCCGCCGCAAAATAGCCCGAACAGTCCATGCTTCCGGATTGTGGATCCACGAAAACAGTCTGCCCATCCACTTGCAGCGCGTTGAATACATGGCCGCCGCCAGACTTCCAGCGCACCCGGACGATGGCCCGGGCTCCGTCGCCCCAGTTTTGCATCTCTGACTCAATCGTGGCCCGACATGCCTTCCCGGTGCTCTTGTGTACGCTCGTAACCGTGGCGCCGTTATAGACAGAGAGCCAGCCGGTCCTCGCGTTCATATAGGGGAGCTCGTCGACGCCGGTCAGTATGCGGGCCCTGGCTTCCACATTGTAGCCGCGCATCCTCGCCTCGAAGGCGGAGACGCAGCGCTGGCAGTTTAGGGTCCATTCCTTCGTGTAGAGCTTGAAGTTCGGGTTTGTCCCGGTCACGGCCTGCTGGGCCGTCATCGGCTCGCCCTTCTTCCAGCTCGCGGGCACGCCCGGGTCTCTCTTTATTGTACCAGATGCCGGGGCATTTTGTGAAGCCGCTCTTTGTGCGGCCCTTATATCGGCCTGGCGCTTTTTCTCCTGGCGCTCCTTCGCTCTGTTGATCTGCTCCGCTTGCCACTTTGCGTAGGTCTGAGGGCTGGGGGCGATCCGTCCCTGGGTGCGCCCGGTGTAGACCCGCTCCATCTGCTCCGGCAGTCCCATCGCTTTGCTGAAGCGCTTGTACTCGTCCAGCTGGGCCTGGTATTTGCACTGGGCCGTCGTGATGTCCTCCGGATCAGCCTCTCCGTCCCGGAGAAGCTGCACCTGCTCACGCCTTGCCCTCATGGCGGTCTCCATTTGCCGCTGCTTCTGGGTGGCCTCATAGGTCGTATATTCCCGGCCCCGGAAGCGCTTCGGCGTAGCTTCGCGGGCGTTCTGCTCTGCAAGCCATTCGTCCGTATAAAGCCGCTCACTGATGCCGGGGATGAAGGGGTAGTAGGTGTGGCGGCAGTTCCAGCCCAGCAGCCCCGGGCCGGTGCCCAGGCCGCACTTGGTCGTCAGCTGCTCCTTGGTGTAGACCTTGCCCTGCCAGACCGCGTGATCCGGTCGAGCGCCCGCGTGCCATGTGACCTCGAAGTATTGAGTCCCGAGGCGCTGGGCGTTCATGTCCGTGACCCGGCCGGTCAGCTGGCCGAAGCCGGTCAGCAGCGCTCGCCTGGCAGCGACGTCGATCCGGTTATGCCAGCCGCTCGCGTAGTCGATGCCGTAGTCGTTGCCCCCATCGCTGAAGGCGTGGTCTGTCCGCAGCCCGGAGGCCGTCATCTGGCCGACCATCCTCCGGATCAGTGTGTTGTAGTCATAGGCTCCGTTGGCCATGCCCGTGATCGCCTGGTCGAGATAGCCGTTGTAAACGTCAGCCAGCGGCGTGAACACTTTGCCGCCGTGTCCGTTGTCTATCATGAAGCCCATCGACTTCGTGATGTTGTAAAGCTCCTCACTGGACTGATCAACGAGGGCGTTGGTGATCTGCTGGAGCTCGGGGTTCTGCTCATAGGGGATGAACTCCTTGCCCACCTGCTCGTAGAGGCCCCGGTCCCGGGTGTATTCCCGATCAATAACCTCAGCGTAAAGCCTCCGGACCTCTGCCTCGTTTCCGTCCACTGCCTTCCGGATCAGGTTCTCGATGTCCTGGGTGCTGTTGCCCAGAATAATGAGGCGCTGGATCTGCCAGTCGGCCGAGTCTGTGATCGTCCCAGCTTTCCGGATCCTCCGGACGATGTCGTCCATGATGTCCTGCTCCAGCTGCCGGTATTTCTTTTCTATGCCTGCCGCCAGCAGGCTGTGGTAGCTCTCGTCCATAATATCACATCAGGATCCCGCCAGACTGGTCCGGGAGCTTCTGCTCGGCGACCTCTTCGGTCTCGCCGTACCACTTGGCGCGGTATTCTTGCAGGCTCATGGCCCCCATCGCGACGTCTTGGCGGTCTTCCTGCCTCTCTGTCTGCTTGTCTTCGATGATCGAGTCGTCGAAGTCGATGGTGATGTCAGTCTCCAGCACCAGTCCGGGGACGTTTGCCGTCTGGCCCAGGCGTATGATGCAGCGGATCAGATCCGTCAGAGCGTCGCCCAGGATGATCTCATGCTTCCGGATCGTCCGGTACATGTCAGAGTTTTCACTGATGACCTGGGTGGCCGTTACGACCGACCCACGCTCAAAGCGGTAATACTGAGTGCCGAAGCCGCACTTGAAGCTCAGCAGGTTCAGGTCGTTGTTGATGGCCTGCTCATGCTCCTGGATCCTGAGGGTCGGGTTGACTTCGTGCATGGCCTCCTTGGTGTCTTTGAAGTAGTCCTCCGGCAGTTGGTAGAAGACTGAGTCGTGAGGATCAAAGACCGGGGCGCCGTCCACATTGGTCAGCATCTCCGGCGAGACAAAGATCCGCTTCCGGCCCAGGGAGAACTCATTGGCATAGCTGTCATACTCCAGGTCGAGCTTGGCCAGGACGTCGACGCTGTTGGCAAAGAGCGAGATCCCCATCGGGTTCGAGTCGTCCTCGTCGACATTGTTGGCGATGTTCAGCTTGTCGATGACAAACTGGGGCTGATCGGATCCGGTCTCCACACGGGCCGCCAGGCCCTCAAAGTGGGGGATCTGGTTCCACTCCTCAGGCGTCAGCTCACGCCCGGCTCCGGACGTGCAGAGGACCACGCTGTTCTCGATGACGTACTGGAAGCCCAGAGACTCGCCGGTCGTTTCATCCTTCCAGGGTTCGAGCTTGTGGTGCTGGAACTGGGCGTACTTTTTCCGCTTGTATGTCTTCTCAAAGACGAAGATGACCTCCGTGATCCGGGAGTTCTCCCAGGCAGTCGGGAAAATGTTCTTCGCCACGACATAGTCCAGTTTTACCTCAGCATTGACCACACGGCCCTGGTCGTCGATCTCCATGTTGGTCAGATACGGAACATAGGCCACGGTGCCGCAGGCCGCTTTCCGCTCCTGGTATTCGTTGCCCTGCACGGTGAAGTTGGCAGCGTTCAGCACGCTCTCGACAAAGGCCGCCGTGGTCTCGTCCTTTACCGTGATCTTGACACGCTCATTCAGCAGCAGGTCGCTGATGTCCTCGCAGAGCTTCTTCGCCATGCTGAGGCTCTTCCGCTGGCAGCGCTCGTAGTTGCTGGCGCCATGATAGACCCGGTACTGGTGGAAGTTCCGCACGTTGGATCTGTACCAGCTGTCCCATGCTGCAATCTTTGTGTAGAAGGAGCTGTCGATGGTGTCGATCCCCTTCTTTTTGAAATACTCGAAAATGTTCATTTAATGACTCCTTCCGGCTCCTCGTCTTCTTTATCCTGCACGGGGAGGAAGTGCTTCAGCTTTGACCAGAGGCCCATCACCAGGTAGCGGATGGCGTCCATGCAATGATCGGACAGCTTGACCGGCTTCTCCAGGCCCCGCTCAATACTCTTTTTGTCGTACTCGTACAGACCAAACTCTTCCCGGGCGTGTTTCTGCCCAGGGTCTATGCTGAGCATGTCAAAGGTGAGGAGCTTCTGCACCCTGGAGATGCCCAGAGCGACGTCGTTCTCAGCGTCCCGGATCAGGACCGTGTAAGACGTCCCTCTGGCGGCTCTCTTGATCTCCTCCATCAGGCCCCTGGCTGAGGGGTCAATGTAGACATAGAAGAGGCCGCAGCTGTATCGCTCATGAAGGTCATCCAGGAAGCCCACAAAGTCCCCAGCGTAGTCGCTCGGGCTTTTCTGGGCTCCCGTTTCCCGGCCGCTGTAGTAATACTCGGCCAGGCCCTCCAGCTTGTGCTTGGCCACGTTCAGCCCGGCCGCCTGGTAGGTGGTCGCGTTCTGCTGGCCATAGTCGACGCCCACGCCGATGATCTGAAAAGCGTCCTCTTTGGTCCGCCCGACGTGCCGGTCGCTGAACATGTAATAGATCAGCTCGTCGACGCCGATGGACTGGCCCAGCCAGAGCCAGCGCCACTGGCGTTCGTCCACCTGGCGGAGGATCTCCGCCGACTCCAGCAGCTTCCGGCCGATCCACTCAGGGGGCACGTCTCTGTAGTCCACATGAACGTGGACGCAGTCGGGGCGCTGCTCCATCTTGCGGGTCCATACAACGACGGGAGCGTTGGGGTTCTTCGGCGGGTTGTAAAGGTAGAGCATCTGGAAGCCCTCGTCGTTGCCTCTGATGAAGGTCGCCTCAATGTTCTGAAGCTCGTCCTCGCCTTCGCCCTGCTCAAAAAACTCGTTCACCTCGTCGATCAGCACCAGCTTGATCGGCTTGCTCTCGTCGATGATGCCCTTGGTGTCGTCGATGTTGTCGGAGCCGGTGAAGTATATCGTGTTCCCGTTCTCCAGAAACGTGATCTCCATCGGGCTCACGGTGATCTTGAAAAGCCGCTCGTCCAGGCCCAGCCGCTTGATGGCCCTCTTTATTTCCTTGTAGACCGTCTTCCGGAGCTTGTTGTGGCGCTTCCGGATGACGACGGCGCTGCCGTCGATGTCCTGCACGATCTTAAAGACGGTCTCGATGGCCGCCTCGCTGGACTTGGTCCCGGCTCTTCCTGATGTCAGGATCTTGTGAGTGTGCTCGTCATCGTTGAACACGTCCCAGAACTTCTCAATAATCAGATCACTGATCCGGATCTGGCTGTCGCTTTGTGTCATTGATGATCGTCACCTTCTTCACCTCTCCAGAGCCGCTCCCGAGTTTTGCCCGCAGCAGCTCCAGGCGAAGCCGTTGCTCCTCCGTGGCAGCCTCACCGGCAGCTCTCAGCATATCGTCGTATTGTTTGATCAGCCCCCGGAGGGAGTCCATCGCCCGGGCCTGGGCCTTCATGAAGTTGGCCTGCTTATCCCATGCCTCCTGGACCTCCCAGCGCTCGCCGATGACATTGCCGTCTTTCTCCTCGACCTTCTCGATCGTCTTGTCGTTCTGATCTTTGACATAGGCGATCTTCTGGGCCCTCACGATGGCCGCAAAGGCCAGCTGTATCTGAGCCCAGAGAAGATCCAGGGGAGAGGAGTCAGCGGTCAGGCCGACCAGCTCCAGCGTCTCCTCCGGCAGATAGCGGGAGAAGAAGCCGAACTTCTCCGCGTGCTTATTCCCAGGGGGCCCGGTGGCGTTTTTGTTCCCGGGCTGGCCGCCGCGTTTCCGAGCGTTCGGTTTTTTCTTTCCCGAACGCTCGCTTTTGTCTCCGTCCCATTTATAGGTACACTTCCAGCGGCGGACGGTTCCCTCTGGAAGATCCAGCTTTTTCGCGATGTCGACGAGTTTGAGGCCCTGCCGGTAGAGCGCCAGGGCTTCGTCCGCCTTCGCGTTCTTCGCCTTGGGCACGACCTCACCACCTCCGCTATTCGTCGTTTTGGTGGCCATGAAAAAGAGCAGGCGGTCCTTCGCCTGCTCTCATCATTCCACGCTATCATAATAGCACATTTATTTTTGCAATGTTCGCCGACTTTTCAAAAGTCCTCCAGCGCTCGCTCGTTTTCGTCCCGGATCCGGCTGCTGGCGATCTCAAAATACTGATCAGACAGCTCCATCCCGATGAAAGACCTCCCGGTCCTGACAGCCGCGACGCCGGTGCTGCCGGATCCCATGAAGGCGTCCAGAACAGTGCCTCCCGGGGGACAGATGGCCAGAAGCCTCTCCAGGAGCTCGACCGGCTTCTCCGTCTGATGGAAGCGCTGCTTCGGGTTCACCATCGGGACATGATAGACGCCCGGCATGGCCTTGATGCCTTTGGCAGCCTTCCAGTCGATAGGGAGGTCGCCGTTGGAGCACCAGACCACATATTCGCAATCGTTCCGGAAGCGCCCCGGCTGGTTTCTGCTGGTGCCTTTGTCCCACACAATGACGCCCCGCCATACCCAGCCCGCCATCTGGACGGCGTCGGTCATTGCTGGGAGGTTCCTCCAGTCCACGAAGATCTCCAGGATCCCACCCTCCCGGGTTTTCTGCCTCAGCTCGCTGCACACCCATCGCATGAAGGCCGTGAAGCTCCGCTGGTCCATGTTGTCACCGGAGAACGCTGGCAGCCTTGCGGCGCCGTCAAAGTCCCGGTCGGTGTACTTGGCGGTAGTGTTGGCTTTTCGGTCGCCTGCATGAGTACCGCCGCTGGAGTAGGGAGGGTCGCAAAGCACCAGGTCGACGCTGCCAGGCTCCACCTCCTTCATAAGCGTGAGACAGTCCCCATGTAAAAGCTGGATCACGATAACACCTCCCCCAGATGGATGACGCCCTGCTTCCTGAAATAGTAGGCCCTCCGTGGGCTGTAATTGATCAGCGCCGCCACCTTCTCCATAGACACTCGGCCTATGTAGAACTCCGTGAGGACGGTCTTCTCATTATCGTCAGGAAGCTGCTCGATCGCCTCGCCGATCTCGATGATCAGCATGGCCTTCTCCTGCATCAGCACCTCGATCTGGTGCTCCAGCTCGTCCACTTTGGCCATGATCTCCGGGAGCTTGTCCCTCGGTGAGGTCTGGACCTTGTCGAGGTCGTACCGGATCGCGCCCGGCAGCAGGCAGCTCCTCAGCTCTTCACACCGGAGCTGCTTCCGCTTGATGGCGTACTCCGTTTTCCGGATCCGCATAAGATAATCATAAGTCGCCTGCAGGTCCATGGTCATCACCTCCTCCCAGAAGACTGTCCAGGGAGACGACGATCTTGTCGGTCCCCAGGGCGAAGCCCAGCTCTCTGTTGGCGCCCCGGGAGCCCTCCCAGTCGGGAAGCTGCACCAGGACGTCAGCCTTGGCCAGCAGCGCCAGATCTATGTCCAGGAAGTCCTCATAACTGGCGCCCTCGTGTAGCACCCCGATCATCTCAGCGGGATTGATGACCTTGTAGCCCATCGCTGCCAGTCTGCCCCTGGCCGTTCTGAAGATCTCCTGATAGTTGTCCACGCCCGTGATCGGGCCGCTTAGATATAAAATCATGCTTCTTTCCATTCCTTCGCTCCTTTCTCATTATTCGCCCGATCGCCAGATCAGCGGTCGGGTCGCTGTAGCCCTCCCTGTTCATCTCTGGCGCCTCTCTTTCAGTGCTGCCAGGAGTGCGGCCTGGCTCGTGTCTTTATGCTGTAGGGCCTGCATGGCCTCTTCGTCGACCGTGCCCTCGGCGATCAGGTGGTGGATGATGACCGGCTTCTCCTGGCCCTGCCGGTAAAGGCGGGCGTTGGCCTGCTGGTAGAGCTCCAGGCTCCAGGTCAGGCCATACCAAACGATCACATGGCCGCCCTCCTGGAGGTTCAGCCCATAGCCGACGCTGGCCGGATGCGCCAGGAGCACCTGGACCTTCCCGGCGTTCCAGTCCGCTATGTCCTGGGCCGTATTCAGGACCCTGGCGTCTTTGATCTTGCCCTGGATGGCCGCGAGGTCGTGTTTGTAGCTGTAGAAGACCAGGACCGGCCCATCCGTTGTGTCGATGATCTCGGCCAGGGCCTCCAGCTTTGCGTCATGGATCCGGACGATGCTGCCGTCGACGGAATAGACGCTGCCGTTGGCTATCTGGAGGAGCTTGGTCATGACCGCCGCCGCGTTCAGGGCCGCGATGTCCTCGTCCTCGATCTGGAGGAGCTGCTCGGACTCCATCGTTTTGTAGGCCTGCATCTCGGCGGGAGAGAGCTGCACCGGGATGACGTTGTCGATCCGCTCCGGCAGTTTCAGGTAGTCCGCCGCGCTCATGCTGATGCAGATGTCGCTGATCTTGGCCTCGATCTCTTTCTGTGCGTTCCGGTAGGGCTCCCACTTGTAAACGACGTAACCGTTCCGGGCTCCCGGCCGGAAATACTTTTCCCGATAGGCCCCCAGCGTCTTCCCCAGGCGCTCGCCCTGGTCCAGAAGATACACCTCAGCCCATAGGTCCATCATGCCGTTGGGGCTTGGTGTGCCGGTCAGCCCGACGACCCGCTTCACCAGCGGGATGACCTTCCGGAGGGCCCGGAAGCGCTTGGCCTGGGGGTTCTTGAAGCTGGAGAGCTCGTCGATCACGATCATATCAAAGGGCCATCCCTTCCGGAGTCCCTGATAATACTCAGTCAGCCAGATCACGTTGTCACGGCCGATCACATAGATGTCGGCCTCTGCCTTCAGCGCCCGGACCCGCTGCTGTTCATTTCCCAAAACCTTCGAGATCCTCAGGTCTTTGAGGTGGTCCCACTTTGCGTGCTCCCTGGTCCAGGTATCTTCGGCCACACGCTTCGGCGCTATGACCAGGACGCGGGAGACCTCGAAGCGGTCAAACATGAGTTCCTGGATCGCGGTCATCGTGATGACCGTCTTGCCCAGACCCATGTCCAGGAAAAGGCCGATCCTCGGGATGTCGATCACCAGCTGGGTCGCTCGTTTTTGATAATCATGTGCTTGATACTGCATTTTGCACCTCCATCCTATAGCAGACCGTCCTGCTCGTCTCTCAGAGTTTCGATGAAGACCCTGGCGCCTATCATACCTTTGACCACTATGGCCGGGACGTCTCTCTTTTTGAGCTGCTCAATTTGCCACTCCTGGATGGCCGTCGTCCGTCCCTTGCTGGTCTTCAGCTCCACAAACCAGACGTGGCCCCCTGGCATGATAGCGATCCGGTCAGGCACCCCATCGTTGCCGGGGCTCACGAACTTCATAAATAAACCGCCCATTTCCTCGACTTGGGCCTTCAGATATTTTTCAATGTCGCGTTCTCTTTCCATGTTTTTCCTCCTTTGGTGCTCTGGTAACAAGAGCCCGAAACTTTTCTATATACGCCTATACGCGGGGGCGCTTTTCGCGGGTTTTATGCGGTGTTTACCGTAAATATAAAAACTCATAAGGTTTTAGTCGTTACCTCGTTACCACTTACCATGAAAACCTTGTGTTTACTGGCTTTTTGCTGGTAACGGCGCTGGTAACAATCGCCGTTTTTGTCGTTCCGGTCGTTACCGTTTGGGCGCTTTACCTGGTAACGATGATTTTGATCTCGTTACCGCTCAGGGCGCTATCGTTACCGCTTGCACCTTGTAAAAACTCTTTGCTTGCCGTATTCGCTGATCCTTGCAGTCGCGCCAGTTCTCTCCCAGCCTGGGATCCTCGCCATTATGCTGACGATCTCGTCGCCGTCCCTCCGGGTCCACTGCTGCTTAGGCCGTCCGAAACATTCACAGAAGACTTCCAGAGCGCAGACTCTCGCCCGCTGCATGGTCCCTTTCTGCTGTTCAGGTGCCAGGACATCCCTCTGGCGAAAATAGTCCAGACGCTTGTCCAGATCCCAGCTGTACCAGTCATCCGGCAGCAGTGTCTCCAGGTAGTCAATCACTTGACCCTCGCGTTCGTCGTACATGAGCGCCGCCTGCTGGGCTTTTGCCGCCTCTTTTTCCATTTCAGCGTTCAGGAAGCTGTCCTCGCCCTCCGCTGTGTAGGCCATCGCTTCGGCCCAGATCTGGGCGCGGGTCTCCTCGGTCATGTCCCAGATGCTCAGACGGCCGCCGCCGTTCACGGTCACGGGCCAGAAGCGCCGGTTGCCGGTGGTGTCCCGGAGGAAGCCGGTGGTGCTGTTGGTGGTGCCGCAGATGATCGCGGTCCTCGGGTGGCGTTCCACCACCCGGCCGTAGGCCGCCCGGTATTCGTCCACCTGACGGCTGAGGAAGCCCTTCATCACATCGACGTCGGCCTTCCGGGTACCTTGCATCTCGCCGATCTCCATGATCCAGACGCCCTGGAGCTTCTCGGCGGCAGTCTTGTCCCGGGTGTCGGCCAGACTGAGGCTGTCACTAAACCACACCCCGCCCAGCTTCCGGAGCAGGGTGCTCTTGCCGATGCCCGGCTTCCCATCCAGGACCAGGACCGTGTCAAACTTGCAGCCGGGCTCCAGCACGCGCTGGACGGCCCCGATCAGGGTCTTCCTGGTGACGGCCCGGGTGTAGGGTGAGTCCTCTGCACCCAGATAGTCCACCAGCAGCGTGTCGACCCTGGGGACGCCGTCCCAGTCAGGCAGTCCCCTGATGTAGTCCCGCAGCGGATTGAAGCGGCGGCTGTCCGCGACCTGGGTGAGCGCTTTCGTGAACTTGTTCTCGGGGAACTGGACCTTGTACTTGTCGGCCACCCAGATGTAGAGCTGGGCGTCGTCAGCATCGCGCCAGTATTTACTCGGGCGGCTCCATGGAAGCCTGCCCTTGACTTCGATCGCTCCAGACAGCTCATTGAAGCGGATGCCCTGGAGAGCCGGGTCGTTCTGGAGTATCAGCACGGCGTTGGTGATCACTGTCCGGATGTCGCCGTTCTCGTTCCGGAGGAGGCTGGTCTTCCATGTTTCGTCCGTGTCGTCATCCGGCAGCTCGTTCTCGAAGTCGAGGACGGCACTGTCTTTGTGGTCTTTGTCGATCGTGCGGATGGTGGCGGGATCCTCAGAGGCGAGGGTGGCCATCGCCTTGTAGCTCGGCCGTTCCGCGCCGCTCTTGTCCTCCTTGCCGTCATCCAGGTCGCCGAACTTGTGGATCCGGACGAGGTCGAAGGCATTGCAGAGCTGTCCGCCTGCCGGATCCGTGCTGTGGTTTGAGTAGGCGAAGAGCTCGCCGTCATAGACGACGAGGCCCGCAGCCGTGGAGCCCGCCGCGTAGGTGTAGCGGTCGGGCTTCGCCGTCTGGGTGTAGATGTCCGGCAGAAACTTGGCGATTGCCTCGGTGATGTTGTATGTCCGGCAAAACGCGCCGACGATGCCCTTCTTCTCCAGAGGATCTCCCTGCTTGTCTGCCTGGCGCTTCCGGATCCCGGTCATCCTGGAGGACTCCGGCCAGTAGCTCGTGTCAGTCCAGTCCGGGTATTCTGCCAGGACAGCGTCGGCCGATAAAAACGGCGCGTCGTAGTAGTTGAAGAAGGGCTCGACGCCGGTGCTGTTGCTTGGCCAGTACATGAGGCGCGTCGGCTGAAAGGTGGAGTCGTCAAAGAGGTCGATGCCGACCTTCTCGGCGATCTTCCTGGCGATGGCCTCGTATTCGTCCGGCGTGACTTCCCGATCCAGGGGCATGATCAGCCGGAAGCGTGGCGTCCCTGCTGAGTGCTTGTGCGTCGAGTAGACTGCCAGGGCGCTGTTGATCTCCAGGTTGTTCATGAGCGTGTCCCAGAAGTCAGCAGGAGGGAAGTCCAGGTCGAGGGTGAGGATCTGGCGGGCCAGGACGCTGCCGGTCTTTCTCCGGCCGTTTTCCAGATGCCCGCCGACGAAGCCGCCGATGTCCTTGATCCGGTCCTGCTGTTCCTTTGACATTTTCATGTACTCGGCGTGGGTCTCCGGTGTCTCCACGGACTTCGAGAGCCGGGCCAGAAGGGAGGACCAGAGGATCCGCTTGTTCTTCCATGCCGTCTCGAAGCGGCTCTTGCCGAGGGAGATCAGGAGCTCGCCGTTGTGCTTTATTCCGATGTTGTAGTCGGCCAGGTTCATGATCCGGGCCGTGTTGTCTTTATCGTTCATGCTTTGCGACCTCCACGTTCTTCTTCAGCTTCTCGGCCTCTTTCTCGGCGCCGACGAACCGCCTCTGATAGTCGCGGTAGAGAGTGAGCGCGTGCCGCTGCTGTTCCTTGATCTCTTTCAGCTGAGCCTTCAGCTCTTTGAGCTGCTGGCGGTAGCCCTGGCCGCCCCGCTTGCAGTAGGTCTTTACATACCGCTGGAGAGTGTCAACCTGCCGGGCCATCTTGTCGATCTCAGGCTGCAGCTCCGTTGCCTTTGTGTGGTAGTTTATGGCCTGGTTGGCCAGATCGCTCCGGCCGTCCATGAGGGCCTGGGCGCGTTGACCGCAGTGCTGGACGACGACGGCCCGAAGCTCGTCCCGGTGCTCGTAGTCCTCGTCGATGATGCTGAGCAGTTTCCGGAGTCGGGTTGCATCGGTCGGGAAGAACTCGTCCAGCACGACGGTCATGTGCCCCATTCCTTGGTGGAAAGTGATATTGATAATTTTCTGATCCATCGGTTCCTCCTTGCTGGTTTATTGTCAGATGTCCGGGGCCGCGGGGGCCCCGGGATTGTATGATCAAACGATAAGGAAAGCCGGGCGGACGCCGATGGAGCTCGAGGCGTTCCCGTTGTTGGCATAGCCACTGCCGCGGACGTTGCAGAAATTCGTCGCCGACCCTTTCCTCTTGTTCTGGAGCCAGCCCCATTCCCAGGAGTTGTCCCGGAAGGCGATCCGGTTTTTCCGGTCCTTCATGAGCGGCCACTGCTCGCAGCCGTCCGGCTCGAAGTAGTTGGCGTCCTCTTTCCCGAAGATCTCACCGAAGAAGGGGATCCGCAGCAGGTCGCCGTTGTCGAAGGGCTGCATCCGGTCGCGATATTCCGCGAAGATTTTCAGCACCTCCTCGCTCTGGAGCGTCTTCCTGAGGTCGCTGGCTTCGTAGCCGCCCCGGTTGCTGTCTTCCGCGTTCATCGGGTAGGCCTGGTCGAGATACTGGTCCAGAAGGAAGAGGGCGCCCGCCTGGGTGATTTTTTGGCAGGTTGCGGTGTACTTGCTGACATGGATCTGGTCCCCGACCATGATCTCCAGGCCCTTCGTGCTGGCCTTTCTGGTGACTTCGATCGGCTGATTGCTCTTGTAGATAGGCATTTGTGTGTCCTCCTTAATCTTTCTTGTAGAAGGGCGTCTCATAGGTGTCGCCCTTTAGTGGAAGCCCCTCGGCCCAGTCAATCGGCTGGGCCATGATGGCATTGATCCTGCCGGGGGCCTCGGTGTCTGTGTTCGGCACGTCAACGATCATCTCGTCGTGGACGTGCATCACGATCTTGTAGCCCAGGGCGCTGACCCTGGTCATGGCCACGGCCAGGCAGTCCCTCGCGGTTGCCTGGACGATGTTCTCGACCAGCTTCCCGCCATAGGTTTCGGTCTCTCCCCACTGCTTTGTCTCCTGGTTCACACCCATGTAGGTGATGGAGAGCCGGCCGGTGTAGTCGTCCTGCTTCAGTCTGGTGTCCCAGTAGCAGAGCTTCCGGCCGCTTGGCAGCTGGATGAAGAGGTTCCGGTTGATGTAGCTGAAGGCGATGCCGTGGGCCAGGCGGACGGTCCGGTGCTCCTGGATCGCCGTCTTTGCTGCCAGCTCGCAGGTCCTCCAGAGCTTCACGACTTTGGGATTGGCTTCGCGCCATTGGTCCACGACGCTCTGGAGCTCGTCCTCCGGGATGCTGCCGCCTTTGTCCATGCGTTTCATGGCGCCGACGCCTCCCTGGTAGCCGCAGGCCAGCACGGCGACCTTGCCCTTCTGACGGAGGTGGCTGTTCTGTCCGTGCTTCTCGACCGGGACGCGGTACATCATGGACGCGGTCTCGCAGTAGATGTCCTTGCCCTGCCGGAAGGCCTCCAGGGTCCATTCCTCGCCAGCGATCCACGCCAGGACGCGGGCCTCGATGGCCGCGAAGTCGCTCACAACGAAGCGGCAGCCGTCCGAAGGGATGAAAGCCGTCCGGATCAACTCAGAGAAGACGAAGGCCGTCTCTCCGAAGAGCGTGGCCAGCGTGTCAAAATCTCCGGCAGCAGCCAGCTCACGGGCCAGATCCAGGTCTGGCAGGCTGTTTTTTGCGAGGTTGTGCGTCTGCACCAGGCGCCCGGCCCATCGCCCTGACCGGTTGGCCCCGTAGAACTGGAGGATCCCCCGGAGGCGGTGATCTTGGCAGACCGCCGTCAGCATTGTGCTGTACTTGGCCACGGAGGTCTTGCCGAGGGCGGTCCGGATCTCCAGCATCCTCCGGACATTGTCCGGGATGTCTGTCTGGAGCGTGGCCGCGATGGTGTCCTTTGTGACGCTGGTCATCGTGACGCCCTGCTTGGACAGCCATTTTTTAAGCTGGGCCAGGCTGTTCGGATTGGCCAGTCCCGTGAGCACCTTGGCTTCTTCCTGGAGCTCTTGGCGCCGCTGGGTGTCATACTCGACGATCTTCTCGACCATCGGGATGTCCAGCTTCACGCCGTTGTCGTTCATGTGTTGATCCAGAGCCCAGAGCTGCTGCTCTGACTCCGGCGTCTTGTATATGTCCAGCTGCCTGAGGATCTCCTGCTCGGTGACGACGTCCTGCCGGTTGTATTCGATGAAGAGCTTCCACTTCGCGGGGTCGTGCGCCGGAAGATTGCGCGTCCTCTGCCCGTTCGTCCGTGTTGGCTTGCAGGGCTTTGAGAAGAACTGGATCAGGGCCTTGCCCTGGGGGTCCTTCAGCTTTTCCTCCGGTAGTCCCATAGCGATGCCGACATCTGCCAGGTTGCCCGGCAGGCCCAGGGTGAGGGCCTTGATCATCGTGCAGCGCCATTCTTCCGGAGGTATTGCCGCGCCGGTCCACTTGGCCAGGCACGTCCGCTCGAAGTTCGCATTGAAGGCGGTCTTGATGATGTCCGGGTCGGTGAGCGCTTCGCGGAACTCGTAGAGCTCCGGGTCGAAGTCCCGGTCGACCGCGAGCGTGTCGATCACATGGACCTCCGCCTCGTCGTCAAATTTATAGCCGATCAGCAGGATGTCGAAGTCGGGCGCCTCCGTGTAGGCGTAGACGCCCGACCCGGCCAGATCCACGGAGCTGTAGGTTTCAATGTCCACACCCATGACTCTGTGCATCTGTTTTCTCCTCTCTTAGAAATCGTCCTCGTCGTCCTCGTAGCCGTCGCCGAAGTCAGTCTCGGCAGAAGCACGGGCAGCGCCCAGCCGCTCGTCGTCCTTGAGCTTCTGGATGTTGTTCAGCCCGACGCCGACGCCCTTGTTGCCGTTGGTGTTGAACGGGTAGAAGTTGATCGAGGCCCGGCCCCAGCTGCCGCTGTAGACTTCGTCCGGGTCGAGGATCTCGTTCAGATCCTTGTCCACGATGCCGGGCTTCTGGGTGCTGTTGGCGTTCAGGAAGAACATGCCCTCATACTCCGGAGCCTCGTCGGCCCGCTCGTCGTCGCCGTCACGCAGCGGGAGCTTCAGGTTGCCGGGCTTCTTGCCGCCCCACTTGGAAGCGATGCCCTCCTGGATGGCCTCCTCGATCGCGGCGCGGATCTTCTTGACGGTGGCCTTGTCCTCCTTGGGGATCAGAAGGCAGACGCTGTACTTCGCGTCCTGGCCGCTCTGGAAGGCGCGGCTCTTGAAGATGTTGACGTAGGAAAAACGGACCTTACCGGTAATGACTTTAGTGCTCATGATGTTATCCTCCTTAAAATTGCGGGACGTTCTCGGCGTCCTCGGTGTTGTCAAAGTCAGCCTTTGCTGCTTCGGTCGTGTTGATTGCCTCGCGCTTGTCGCTCTCCGGGACCAGGACGGGCTTGCCTGCTGGTTTGATGATCAGGTCGCCCAGGGTCGTCGTGAGCTTTTTCTTGCCGACGAGCTTCTCCATCGCGGTGATGCCGTAGAGCTTGCGCTCGTAGAGCATGGCCTCGTCATAACCGGCAGCCACCAGGGTCTCGGCCACCTTGACGTCGTCAGCATACTTCCGGTTGCTCCGGCCCTCGACGAGCTTCCAGCCGTCGAACTGTTTGCCCGCCAGAGCTTCCTCCAGGGCGTAGGCCTGGATGTCGCTGGTCCACTTCTGGATCTCCTCGGCGCGCCTCAGGACCTCGCCAATCTCCTCGTCCGTGAGGAGCGGGGGAGCCTTGAACTCGTCCTTTGCCAGCTCCAGATTGTACTCGGCCCGCTTCCGGCAGACCGCCTTCGCCGGGCACCAGCGGCACCAGTCGCCGCAGGCGGTGTAGTCTGTGCCATCCATCGCCATCCGGGCTTTCGGTGCAACCTCTTCCTCGGCCCAGAGCAGCAGCTCCTTCAGAGGGATCTCCTCGCCGCTCACATGGTCCAGCCGGGGCTGGATGATGGTCGTCCGGACAGTCTCAAAGTCATAGAGATCCCCGAAGAGGGCAGAAGCGCCCAGGCCGTAGAGCCTCAGCTGGGGGTTGTTCTTGGCTTCCACTTTGACCCCCTTGCCGTACTTCAGGTCGATGACTTCGATCGTGCTGCCGCCGATGATGACGGCGTCAGAGGTCCCGAAGCCCTCCGGCACCCAGTTGTCCAGACTGAACTGCTGCTCGATCATGAGCTCCGCGTCCTCGCCTGCCGCTGCCAGATGTTCCTGGACGGTTTCAGCGTAGAAGTCAGTGGCCTCGTCCATCTCGCCGCAGTAGTATTCACTGGCCTGGATCTGGGCCAGCTCCTTGTCGTAGTTGCCCGCGTCGCCGAGGAACTTCCGGAGCTTCAGCTCGGCGAGTGCGTGGGCCAGGGTTCCTTCGTCCGCGTAGGCGCTCGATCCGGGGGCCGGGAGCTGGTCGGCCAATGCAACAGATCCGGGGCAGTTGATCCACCGGAAGGCGCTCGATGCGGACAGTTTTGCATGTTTACTCGGCATTGAGGGCCTCCTTTGCTTTGCTCATGAGAGCGGGGAGATCAGCCAGAGCGACCTCGGTCAGCTTGTCCACACCGAAGCCCTTGATCAGCTCGCTGGCGATGTTCTTCCCGACCTTTTTGTTCAGCTGGGCCAGGGTCTTCCGGACCTCCACGCGGAAGTCTTCGGTCACTTCGGGAGCCGTGGGCGTTCCGGGTGCGGGAGTGTCTTCCATCAGATTGTCCTCAGCGGGCGTCTGGGCGGCCTCCTGAGGCTTTGCGGCCTTCTTCGTGTCCTTCTTTGCCCCGGTGCCCTTCGGCGCTTCCTGGGCCCCCTGGGCGGCCTCCTGGGCCGGTTTACTCGGGGACTGGATCCCCATGTAGGTCTGGAACTCTTCCAGAGTGTCAAAGGTAACTGTGATTTTCATTGAAAAATGTCCTCCTTTTTGCTATAATTGATGTGTGTCTTCCTGGGCTCCGGAAATTTCTCCGGGGCCTATTTTATTGAGTCCAAAGGCCTCACCTCCTCCGCGTTGTCATGCTCCTGCCGGAGCTGCTCAGCCATCTCGATGACGCTGCTGGCGTACCAGCTCAGCTCGCCGCGCTCCAGATAGGCAGCCATGTGGTCGCCTCCGCCGTTGTAGTACATCAGAGCCGTGCCCAGATCGTCATAGCGCCGGATCAGCTCGTCCAGGAAGTCCGCCGCGACCATCATGCTCGGCCCGGCCTCCCAGAGGTCTGCCTCGGTCACTCCCAGGCGCTCCATCCGGTCTTCGTGCCAGTAGGTCGCGATCTGCATCAGGCCGACGCAGTCACCGTTGACCGCGTCCAGGTTGTAACGGCTCTCATGAAATGCAACGGCTTCCAGAAGCTCAGGGGATAGGTCATAAGCCGCGCCAGCGGCTCGTGCAGCCTCTTCCACGTTGTCCGGGATGTTCGGGTCGTTGTAGGGCTCAGGAGGCGCTGTGGGCGTCTCTGGGGCTTCCTGGGCGGCCGTTATGGCTGGGGGCTCAGATGGCAATGAGACGATAGCCTGCCTGTGCTGCTGGACGCTGTTCGCGTGTGCCAGCCCTGCCAGAAGCCCGATTATGATGCCGATCGCCAGGCTGAGCAGCTGCTCCCGCAGCGTGTACCTCCGCCGCCTTCTTTTCTTCTCCATCATTTTCCTCCATGTTCCTCCGGATCGCGTCATAGGCGGCCAGCGCCAGCATTGTCAGATCCGGATTGTTGTTTTTTCGTGACATGTGTGTCCCTCCTCATTGCGGTGTCCAGCACCGGCCGCCGCAGATAAAATAATCTTCAGCCGGGCTGTAGTTGTCCAGGATCAGGGCGGTCGGAGTGCCGTCGCTGCCGTCGCACTCTTCGCAGATGTGATCGCCCTCGCCGATCGGCAGCATGTTGGCGCATGTCTCGCAGCACTTGACCGGCTGGCGCCTGGGTTTCTTTTTCTTTGCCATGTGTGTCCTCCTATGGTAGAAAATTTTTCTACTTTCAGCTTAAAAAAATTTGTTCCCGTTCCTCCGCCGTTTCAATTCCGAGGATCTCGCTGAGTCGTTTGATCTCGGCGGCCTTGAACTGGGTCTGGTTTTCGATCTTCATGGTCAGCGCTTTGGGTGAAATCCAGAGCTGGCTGGCGATGTAGGCGAGCTTCAGCCCGCTGGCTTCTATTTTTTCGCGGAGTAGCTTCGTGTTGGTCATGGTTTTCCTCCTTTTCTTCGTCTCTTTTTCTGTGACACGGCGATCTTGATGTCGGCGATCTGATTGGCGGTCAGAGCGCTCTCCTGATCGTAGCCGTGGATGTGATGCCGGTTTTTGACCGCGTGCTGGGCCCTTGTCTCCAGGATCAGATTGTCGATCCGCCAGTCAAGCGTGTCACCGTTTGCAAAAGTCACCATGCTGCCTTCAGGGACCGGGCCGTTGTGCTCCTCCCATTCAATGACGTGCTTCATCCGCCAGACGTTGGGCTCCGCGACTTTTTGCCAGTAATAGGGGTGGGAGCCTGGCCGGTTTCTGTGGCCGTGCCTCAGTCGGATGGTGCCGACCGGGGTGCCTCCATTGTGGGGCAGGTGTCCAGGCTTGAAGGTGGTTCTCCGGCTGGCAGCTTGTCCCTCCGGGCTCATGAACTCGTCCCAGGTCTTCCCCTTATTGACCGGGATGGACCCCTTCTCAAAGCGTCCCGTGAGGCCACTGTCCAGCTTGTTCCGGCTGTAGTAGTTCTTCATCTGGTCCTTGGTGAAGCTGGTGCCAAAGCGGGCATTGAGCAGATTGGCCATTGACTGGTAGCCGGTCCCTTTGAGATGTTCCCGGATGAAGGCGTCCATCTCCGGCGTGGTGATCCGCTTGTCGGGATATTTGCGCCCCAGTCGAGGCGCTGCATGGACCTTGTGGCGGGAGAACATGCTCTTCATCTGGTCGTAGGTGAAAGAGGTCCCGAAGCGGCTGTTGACCCGCTCCTGCATCTCCCGGACGCTTCCCTCGTGCCCATGCTCTCGGACAAAGTCTGTTATTTCATCCGGATACTTCCACACCTTCTTCATTCAGTCCCCCCCCTTTTTGTGTGGGCCTCCAGCATGACGGGGATCTGCTGGTGGCCGTTGTTGTAGCCGTACTCGTCCATGTGGACCATGGTCTTGAAGGCGAGCTCGCCGTTCTCGATGATCTGGGTGGCGATCTTTGTCATGCCCTCCGCCCGCCTCAGCTCTCTGTCAAGCTGTTCGTCTGTCAGGTCTTCATCGTTCAGCCGTTCCAGCTGCTCAAAGAGGTGGTTGTTCAGGTCTTGCAGTGTGTTCTTCATGTTATCCCTCCTCTCTATGCGCTGAGCTTACAATGGCAGAAAGCTCCCCGATTGCCAGTGATCGGCATGTCCGACTCATTGAATTGCTGTTCTGTGTAATAGTCGGAGCAGTTCAAGATCCCCGGGGTTCTATCAGGATAGTGCCTCCGGAAGATTGCATGTGCATCTCTCATACTGGGCGCGACTATCTCCACCCAGCCGCCGCAGAAGGGAAAGCGTTCGTCAGAGCCGAAAGTGTAGATGACTTTTATGGCTTGTGTGTTGTTTTCTTCCGGAAGAGCAGTCGAGTTGCTCAGGCGGTTGTAACCGTTCTCATAGTGCCAGCGGATCCCGGCCGCCAGATCGTTCACGTTCATGTCTTCGCCGAGGTGTCCGCAGTAGTAGCCGTTTATCATGACGGCGTTGGGGTCTTGCTCCAGGATCTTGTGGACTTCCGGAAGGTCATCATCCTCAAAGACGTCAGTGTCACAGCTCAGCCAGAACGCTGAGGCGTTCCAGCCTCGCCCGGTTTTCCATACCACGACCCAGGCGATCCCCTCGCGGATCTCGTCGGCGTAGCTGCTCGCGGTTTCTCTCAATGTTGCCATGTAGGTGTGTCCTCCTCTCGTTTACTGAGTAGAATATTTTTCTACCCGTGGATAGTGTACCTCCGGGCAGAAAGAAAGTCAACTATTTTTTCCGAAAAAGTAGAAATTTTTTGCTTCTCATGGTATAATAATTTCTCCGAGGAGGTTGTGATCAATGGATAACTTAGGGCAGAAAATTAAGAAAAGACGGGAAGAGCTTGGCCTCAGTCAGGAAGACCTGGCGAAGATACTGGGCTATAAGCATAAAAGCTCAATCAATAAGATCGAGCTCGGCGCGGCAGATGTTCCACGGGCGAAAGTTCCGGCCTTTGCTAAAGCGTTAGGGATGACCGCCATCGAGTTCTCTGGCTGGACAGAAGACCGGAAGACGGTCAGCTTCTCTTATTGCCTGGAGCAGCAGATGAAGCTCCTGGGCTGGGTTGTGCTGTACGATGCAGACGGAAACGTGATCCTCACCCATGACGGGGTTGAGTACGAGGTTACTGAGGAGAATATCAAAGAACTGGAGAGCCGGGTGGCTCTGTATATGGACTTTCTGCTGAATGACCTGGCAAAGAACTCCCGGAAGATAGGAGGTTGACGCTTATGCTGGGCGCTATTTATGCGAGATACTCTGCAGGACCAAACCAGACGGACCAGTCCATCGAGGGCCAGGTCGCTGACTGCCAGGCCTATGCAGAGAGAAACGGGATCCAGATCGTTGAAATATATGCCGACCGGCACATCTCAGGGAAGAGCATCGTCGGCCGGAATGAGTTCCAGAGGATGCTGCACGACGCGGAGCAGCACCGCTTCGAGTGCGTGATTGTCTGGAAGATCGACCGCTTTGGGCGTGACCGGCAGGACATCGCCCTCAGTAAAATGAAGCTGAAAAAGGCGGGCGTCCGTCTGCTGTATGCTGAGGAGTCTGTTCCGGAGGGTCCGGAGGGGATCATCCTGGAGAGCGTTCTGGAAGGCCTGGCCGAGTATTACTCCGCAGACCTCCGGCAGAAGATCGTCAGAGGCATGAGGGAGACCGCGAAAAAGGGACAGTATTGTGGGGCGCCGCTGCCGATCGGCTACACGGTGGACGACGAGAAGCACATCATCGTCGACGAGGAGAAGGCTGCTGTTGTCCGGGAAGCCTTCTGGATGCACAACGCCGGGGCCCAGACGAAGGAACTGGTCGAGCTCTTCCGGAAGCACGGCGTCACTGGCCAGCGTGGGAAGCCGATCACCCAGGCCGTGATCTATCGGATGTTACGGAACGAGAAGTATCTCGGCCGCTTCGAGATCCAGGGGGTTGAGATCCTGACGGATCCCATCATCGACCTGGCCACCTTCGAGGAAGCGGCCAAACACTTCGGGACGCCGCGCAATAACGCGGCAGGGAGGGCAAAAGTGGACTATTTGCTGAGCTGTAAATGTTTTTGTTCATACTGTGGGGCGATGCTAAACGGGGAGTCCGGCACCAGTAAAACGGGGAAGGTGTACCACTATTACAAGTGCGGCGCGAAGAAGCGCGGCGAGAAGTGCGAGCTGAAGCCGATCCCCCGGGATCACTTCGAGGATCGGGTCATTGAGGCCACGGTCGAGGACATGCTGACCGAGGACATGATCGAGAAGCTCACGGTCCGGATCCTGGAGATCCAGGAGCAGGAGGACGCTCTGGATCCGGCCGCAGCATACCGGAAGCAGCTCGACTCAAACCGGAAGCGCCAGCGGAACATATTGGACGCCATCGAGGAGGGCACCGGAGCCCGGGGCCTTGCCGGTCGCCTGGCGGAGCTGGAAGCCGAAGAGGAGGAGCTGCTCGTGGAGATCGAGCGGGCAGAAATGAAAAAGCCCCGGCTCACCAGTGAGGCGGTCGGGGCTTGGCTTCGTTCGTTCAGAAATGGGGACACAAAAGACGCCGCCTTCCGGCAGCGTCTCGTTGACACGTTCATCGCCCGGATCGAGGTCAGAAACGGCCAGGCGATGATCTTCTATAATATACAAGAAAAAGGACCGCACTCAAAAGTTCGAGTACGGTCCGAATGGTGGAGGTCGCGGAGTCATACTCGAACTTTTGAGCCCTTTGTTGTTGACGGGTACATCGTTCTCCCGATCGCCATATAAACGCAAAAAAAGCCCCCGGCAGCTGCCGGGGGCTCTCGTCTTATGCCAGGATCTCGCTGACTCGTTTCAGCACGGCCGCAGCATCGCAGCCGGAGCTCTTCAGCTGGGCCGCGATGTCCTGGGCCAGTTTTTCCGCTGCCTTCTGGGCCTCGGTCTGGCCATCGTCCAGGATGGTGCAGTAAGCAGGGTTTTCGAGGTAGATCCAGCCTGCGCCGCTTTTCAGCTTGCCCCAGCCATCTTGCACCTCTGTGATGGTGAAGACGCCTTTGCCGGTCTGGCCCTTGACGGCGTAGCTCATGCCCGGACCCTCGCGATAGTTCAGGTCGTTGATGATGACCCGGACCGTAAAGGGCACGGCCGGGAAGCTGCTGGCGGTCTGCTCGGTGCCGGTACCCAGCTTGGCATTGACCGCTTCCGCGATGGCACCGTGGCGCTGGTAGAGATAGTCGCCCGGGCAGGCCTTGTTGGCAAACCAGCGGTGGACGGTCATGTTCTGTTTGTCCACCTGGCCGATCAGGCTCTTGTCTGCCTTCCAGAGCAGCTTCTTGATGCCGTTGCGCTTGCAGATGTCCGCCACCAGCTCAATGAGGGCCGCGTAGGCCGCGTCGGTCACTGCATACGGGTGACTGGTATCACTGGCGACTTCGATGGTGATGGCCCGGTTGTCATTGTCGCGGTTGGAGCTGCACCAGGAGCGATCTGCCTCCGGCACGCTCAGGCCGATGCTGCCATCCTTGCCCACGACATAGTTGGCGGAGCACTCGCGGTCTGTGGTCGCGAAGTAGTCACAGCCCTGCTTTGCTGTCCACTGGCCCACAATACAATGGATCGTGATGGTGTCAATGGCGTGATTGCGCGGGCTGGTGCGGTTTTTGGTGATGTTGGTGTATGTCACCAGCGGGCTGTTGCCCATGATGTTGTCCTCCTTTTCGGTGCTTTTATTTGCGTAGGCGTCAAAATAAACCCGGCCGAAGCTGGCCCGCTTGGCCTTGACGCTGCTGCTCATGTCTGCCGGGCGTTCGTACCTGGTCAGCACGATGTCCGACGCCTCCCTCACTGTCCTGGCCGTCCGGAGAACTTCCCAAACGGCCGCGTAGCCCTTCAGCTCCCGGATCATAAAGTCCAGCTGCATCTCCAGGCTGCCGATGGACGCGCCGATCTTCCGGGCAAAGTTCAGCAGGGACTCCTTGCGGCTCCAGTAGGTCCACTGTGCCAGGCCGTAGCCAGCACCGTCATGGACAAAATTAGAATAAGCGCCGGAGTCCACGGCGGCCGTGTAGGCCGTATCCGTGAAGCCCAAGCGCTTCTCGTAGTTGTTCTGGAGGTTCTGAGGGTTGAGCCCGCTCTCAGCGTAAAGGTTGCCCATGAGCCCTGCCGCACCGGCAGGGCTCAGGCCTTTACATCTGAGAAAGTTCCAGATCGTCCTCTCCGTGGAGGACCCGGTCGCCTTCATGTCTTACTCCTTGGGCACCGGCGTTTCGCCGTCCGCTTTTTGCTTCAGGACCTCGATGGCCTTGACCAGTACGCCAGGAATAGGCGCGCCCATCAGTCCCGCGTTTTCAATGATCGAGATCGTCTCGTTCGCAATGAAGGCGATGATCGTCGCATCCCGGATGAAGTTAGACCCCATGATCAGATCCAGACGGCAGGCTACCAGCACGACCAGGAGGGTCATGCCTTTGCGGCAGAGGCCCTTCCACCCGGCCCGGCTCTCCAGCGTGCCGCCGTCAGTCTTCGGGGACTTATGGAACACGCCAGCGACGACGAGGCCGGTGATGTAGTCCACGGCCATGAAGATCATCAGCGTGACCAGGGCCGTGTCCCAGCCGCCGAAGAGGGAGGCGATAAAGCTGCCCACCACTCCCACGATTGTGCAAATTCCGTTTTTCATACTTGTGTACCTCCTTTTTATTTACTCGGCATAGACTTCCCAGCCCGCCGGGTATGTCTCAGGGCTCCAGACGTTCCCGTCCATGGTGGAGATGTAGAGGGTGCCGTTGTGGCTCACGATGTCCCCGGTGTTGTAGGCGTCAGAAGCGCCCAGAGGCTGCACCCAGACCGGGTAGCCGCCCTCGGTCACGCCGATGGCCTTGTAGAGGCTCGTGGCGGTGTCAGGCGTCCACTCAGCAGCGCTGGTGTGGTCCTGCAATACCTGATAGAGCTGGGGATCGCCCACGGAGTTCACGCCGTAGGAGATGACGTCCTTGACCTTGTAGGCTTTGCCCACCTCATAGGCCGGGAACATGGAGGGGATCTCCAGCATCTTGTCCAGCTGGGTCTCCGCGTCCAAAGTGGTGACAAAATACTGCAAAGCGGTCCGCATTTCAGCGGCTAATTTCATCATGTCCATAGCTTATACCTCCCCCGTGAGCAGCACCTTCATGGCCTGCTCCATCTTGTTCATCTTGGCCTCCATCGCTTCCTTGGCCACTTCGTCGGCGGTCTTGTCAGCCAGGATAAACCAGTATTTTGTGCCGACCTTGCAGATCTGCACCAGTTTCATGTTTTCGTGCTCCTGGGCGCCATCCGGGCCCTCAATGGTCACTTTGCTGAGGTTGTCCCGGAAGACGTCCTCGGTGACTTTCTTGTCGCTGATGTAGTTGTTGCCGTTGAGGGTGAGTCCCTCCAGGGCTGTCCCATCAGCCAGCGTAATCTTGAATGTCCTTTTTTCCATGTTGGTCTCCTTCCGAAAAGTTGATAATATAGCAGGCTCATGTTGCTGATCTGCTGCCTTGACATGCGTTTCCAGTTGCCGCCCAGCCATGACTTGAAAGAGTTTTCCACGTCAAAATAGCTCATTTCCCCGGCGTCCAGCTTCCGCTTGTAGGCCTTCAGCTTGCGGCGCTCCCGGGTGACTGCCTTCGGGTGGATCTTCCGGATCACGCGCCCCGTGTCAGTCAGAGAGTAGCCGATCTGCAGGTAGCGGTAAAAGCTGGACAGCTTGCAGATCCTCGTCTTTTTCTCGTTGATAATGATGCCGTATTCTTCAGCGATCTGCCTCACGCCCTCCAGCACGGTCAAAAGAAATTCTTTGCTGTCGCTGATGATGTGCGTGTCGTCGGTATATCTGCCGAAGAGCTTGCAGCCCATCACAATCGAGATGTAGTTGTCTATCCGGTACGGATGAACGATCCCGACGTCCTGAGAGACCTGGTTGCCGATGTCGACGCCTTTCTTTAGCGTCTTTTCACCGGTCAGCAGTTTCGGATCTGTGAAGCGGTTCATCATCGGGTCGACTTTGCTGTGGTACATTTCCGCGATCTCTTCATCGGAGAAGCGGGAGACGTCCAGCTCGAAGGTCCTGAAGATGTCCTGGATCAGTGTCATGGCCACCTGAGCGACGTCCGGCTCCTGCTCTCGCCGGATGAAATAGTCGAGCGTGGCCAGGATCGGCTCATGCTGGAGATTGCCATAATAACCGGAGAAATCAATGAAGAGCACCCAGCCCTCGTTGCTTCCAGTCATCATGTAATAGTGATGCAGATCCTCCTCGAAGTGCTTCCGGTGAAAGCTGACGCCTTTGCCCTTCTGGCTCGCGCTGTTGGTATAGGCCAGGTATTTCTGGATCGACGGAGTGATCACCTCGTCGCAGAGGAGGTGATTGACTGTTTTGTCTCTCATGATGTTACTGGTGATGTACCGGCTGTGGCCCCGTTCATTGATAGGGAACTTCTGGCAGGGTCCTGGTCGGTACGCGCCGTGCATGAGCTCGTCCTGGAGTTTTGCAGTCTGGAGCAGCTGGGTCATCTCATACAGTTGGGTCTTGTACTTGAAGCGGCTGCCGGTCATTGCCTTGGTGCCTGCATCGTAGATCCGGTTTGCATCATACAATTTGTTATCCATAAAAATAAACCGCGCAATAGTGACAGCGATCGTAACCGGCCACGTCGCGGTTGGCATTTATCGGCTTAGCGGCCGAAGGGATGACTCTTCCTTTCCCATTGCCGTGCGCGGGATCCAGCCCGATAGGATGCACGGTTGTGAAATCCGGGCGGACGCCGATGGAGTTCGAGGCGTTCCAGTTGTTGGCATTGCCATTGTTGTTGACGTTGCAGAAATTCGTCGCCGACTGAACAATATCAAGAGTCACCCGCTGCTTTGCGCTTTGGTCCTTTCAAGTGTTTTTTGAAACGGTTGTCAGACTGCCGGAGGCTCTTGATCGTGTTGAACAGGTGCTCGATCTCCAGCACGATGCCGGTGTACTTGTTTTTGTCTGCCGGAAGGACTTCCGCAATATACTGGAGCTCGTCCTGGAGCATATTGCAGCACTCCATCGCCTTGTCCCATTGCAGCCGCCTCTCCTCATATTCCGACCAGTAATCCGGCCAGATGGTATTGGCCGCCCGCATGTGGATGCTGATGTCCTGGCAGAACGTGAGCACCCTGGCCCGCTCCTGCTGGATAAACCAGAGGTTGAAGTCTTCCTCCTGCTCGCGGATCTTTGCCGCCAGCTCCTCGCGCTCTTCTTCGTTGACCACATAGGCAGTCACGGCCTTGATATGCTTTTCAAAGCGCTTTTGACTGTAGCCGAAGGTCGCCATCAGCTCGGCGGTGATCCGCTTCCTGATGTTGTAGATCATGTGTTGAGCGCGAAGAGGTGACTCAGAGCGCTCGCTTTTTGGGATGTCTGACATGCTTCGTTATCTCCTTATCATCCCGGGCCGCAAGGGCCCGGGGATTGTCGATCAGTAGATCAGGAAAGCCGGGCGGACGCCGACGGAGGTCGAGGCGTTCCAGTAGTCGGCATAGCCATTGTTGCCGACGCCGCAGAAATTCCCCGCCGACTGAACATCCCGCAGCCACCAGTTTTCCCTATTCGTGATCAGATCCGGACGCGCCTGGAACAGAGCCAGCTGACTCTTGTCAATGCCGGTGTCGTAACCGTTCTGCGATCCGCCGCCCCAGA